GCTAAATGTCATCGGCTGATGCTAATGTTCGTCCATGACAACAGTTAATCACAGATCATTTTCATCCTTCACGTCATGGTTGCGATGTGGTAAAGCATGGCAACTAGAACGCGGCCTGCAAGTGCAGTCCGCACCGGCATGGTGGTTCGTAGGCGGATCATCATTCCATACAGCAGTTGAACGTTATCTCTTGGAAACATTTGAGAATGACAGAGCCAAAGCCAACTAAGAGCTTGGTCGCCATTCACGGCGAGAAGAGCGATTACACATCTCTTGGTCCCATCCGGGTTTGCCCTTGTGGATCTGAGTTTTTCCATCTCAAAGTAAAATTTGAAGATGACAACACGATTGGTTTATACCTGCTGGACATGCAATGTGTGCTATGTTCCAGCCTTGCACAAGCACCAACACCGGAACGGGGAGCAGAATGAATCACATAGTTCACAAGCATCCTAATCCTTTCAAGCGTTTCATCGGAAACGTTGCCGACAGGATTGGTAGCAAGTTTATGAATGTAGCAATTAAATGGGCAGACTCAATTGAGTATGACGCAGACTTTTGGGAAGATGACGAGTGCTAAATGGGAACTAAACGAGCAAAGATAATTACTAAGACAGCGTTCGAGAAGGCGTTTGTCGAAGCTGAATTTCTTATGCGCAAAGCGCTAGGAGATATGATCGAGAAAGAGATTAGGCTTGAAACTAATCCTGCCACTATCGTAGGATTAAAGAAGGCTCAAGCGATCATCATTGGAACCAAAGTTGAATCTTAAAGAGATTTGGGACCGCGCCTTCTTAGAAGAGATTGGCGCTATCGAGCATCGCACGAAGACCAACCCAGTTGACTGGCGGCGTGGTGGTCGTGCAACCAAAGAATATCCCGACAAGGAAGACAAAGCGTGGTGGGATGCAAATGGTTTTAAGATGTTTGAGGACTTTGTTCTTGCGTTTAAGAACAACGGTTGGAAGGTGTGGACAGCACCGGATGGTAAGCCCGGCATTGAACTTCCATTTGAAGTGATGTTTGGCGATGTGCCGATCAAAGGTTTTGCCGATCTAGTCTTTGAGAATGTTGATGGCTCACTTACTGTTGTCGATCTAAAGACCGGTAAATCCACACCAGACTCAGCGATGCAGCTGGGGGTGTACGCATCCTGCATTGAGATGATCTATGGCATACGCCCACAGTACGGCGCGTACTACTCAGCTCGTACTGCCACGCTTGAACCAAGCGAGGGCATGGAGCGTTGGTCTATACCGGTTCTTACCGAGCTATTTGCTCAGTTTGAACGCGGATTACAGGCCGAAATTTTTTTACCCAATATCGGCATGTCGTGTTCGACATGTGGAGTAAGGGACTATTGTTTCGCCGTTGGCGGAGAACTTTCATACAGCGTTGACCCACTAGCAATAATCAAATAAAGGAGAAAGAAATGGCAGCAAACGAAAGCACAAAGCTCCAAGTCAATTTTAAATTGGCTGACGGAACTTTAATCAATCTATACGCAGACAGCGCGGCTGAACTTGAAGGTCAGTTGCAGTCAATCAGTGACATGGCTCAGTTGATCTTGGCCACTGGCTCTGACTTTACTAACAAAGGCAACATCGCTTACGCGGTTAAGTCACTTGGCGCAACTGTGATCGATGAGCCAGTATGGGCTACATCAGGTCCAGCACCACAAGCTCATCCACAACATCAGCCAAATGTTCAAGTGCCATCTGGATCTGAGCATGCTTGTAAGCATGGACCAATGAAACTCAAGCAAGGAGTTAGCGAAAAGACAGGTAAGCCTTGGAGCGGATACTTCTGTACTGCGCCAAAGGATCAAGCCTGTGACGTTAAGTGGAACCGATAAGTATTAACTGATGCTATCGCTGTCACAAGCAGCGGCTAAGTCAGCAAATGATCACGCTATTCTTCCGGATCTATTCCAAGTCCTACAGGATGAGGGAATTAGATTTAGACGTGGTCAACTAACGATGATTGCCGGCGCACCCAACGCCGGCAAATCATTATTAGCATTGCACTTTGCCGTTCACATGAAAGTACCAACGCTCTATATCAGCGCTGATACTGATGCTTACACGACTGCGATTCGAGCTGCCGCAATGGTTAGCGGACATAAGGTGGCCAGCGTTGAAGAGGCGTTTGCTACCGAAACAGGCGTAGAGTTTTACCAGAGTGAGTTAGATTCAATTACTCACTTGCGGTTTGACTTTGCTCCATCCCCTACTCTTGATGAAATTGATCTATCCATTCAAGCCTATGCCGAAGCATACGGAGAGTATCCTCATCTTCTAATCGTGGACAATGCAATGAACGTTGTATCGATGCACGAAAACGAATGGTCAGGGCTACGCGAAATTGCCAAGGCTATGCACCACATGGCTAGAGAAACAGAAGCTGCGGTATTCCTGCTGCACCACACCAGTGAAGGTGAAGGCCAGCCGGATATGCCACCGAGTCGCAAGTCCATCCAAGGCAAGATCAGTCAATTGCCTGAAATGATCGTTACAGTTGCTTTACTTCCCGACACTGGCGAGTTTCGAATTGCAGCGGTTAAGAACCGCTTTGCAAAGAATAGTGCTAGTGGTAGGCAATATGTATCTTTATGGGCAGACGCATCGCGTATGTCCATCTGGAACTATCGTCAAACCACCCAGCACAATTGGAGCTATGAGTGAAAGATTACCTGTGGGACAAGCGCAATTGGGAACAAGCAAAGGAGCCAACCCCGGAGATGTATGACTTAGCGCGTCGCTACCTTATTCGCTATAACGCACAGGACTTGTTTGGTATGCTGGGCCTATGACAAACGCAAACAAGCGCAAAGGCACTCAGTTTGAAACAGATGTTCTTGGGTGGTTCAGGGGAAGACTACCCAAGGCAATGACAGAAAGGCTTGCTCTCGCCGGGGCCAACGACGAAGGCGATCTTGTTCTTATGGTCGCGGGCAAGCCTTATGTTTTTGAACTGAAAGCAACTGCGCGGTTAGACTTGCCAGAGTTTTGGCGGCAAGCAACTGTCGAAGCGCAGAACTACGCAAGGGCGCGTGGGCTAGATGAGGTTCCACCTTCATACGTTATTGTCAAGCGACGCAACGCAAGCATTGAAGATGCTTGGGTGATTCAAACATTAGACCAGTGGGCTAACATCCATGATGATCCACAAGCCTGATCTTGGAGCAGTCTTAGAAGCGTATGGCTTGACCATACAAGATCGTTACGGCTGGGTACCATGCAAGTGTGTAGTGCATGATGACAGCCACGCAAGTGCTGCATATAACTTAGAGCGACAGCAATACAATTGTTTAGTCTGCCAATTACTTGGTGACGTATATGACGTTGTAGCTCGTAAGGAAAACTTGAAGGAGTTTATTGATGTTAAACGCAGAGCAGAAAGCCTTGCTAACGGAAGCAGCCGAAAGGTACGCGCAGCACATAGACCCGCTGGCTCAGTCCTACCTACAGGGCCGAGGCATAAGCCCGGAAGTGGCAAGTTTATTCCTTCTTGGAAGCGTAGTCGATCCTAGTGTTGGCCATGAGCATGCTGTGGGGATGCTGTCTATTCCTTACATCACTCCTAGTGGTGTGGTTGGAATTAAATTCCGAAGACTAGATAACGGAACGCCTAAGTACCTATGGCCTACAGGGCAGAAGATTGGGTTATTTAATGTTCAAGATTTACATAAATCCTCAGACACAATTGCGATCTGCGAGGGTGAGATTGACACGATTGTTCTTAGCGGTTGTGTTGGTATTCCTGCTGTTGGCGTTGCTGGCGTTAGCCAGTGGAAAGCCCACTTTCCGAAACTTTTTGAACCGTACACAAAAATCTTGATCTTTGCCGATAACGATATAAAAGAGGATGGTCGCAACCCCGGCCAAGAGCTAGCCAAGCGGATTAAGGAAGACTTGCCATCGGCCATTATCGTTGGCCTTCCCGGTAATCAGGATGTGAATGATCTATACTTGGCCTATGGCAAAGACTGGTTTGATGAGAGGTTAGCAGCATGAGTACATTTGTTAGTTTATTTGCAGGTGTGGGTGGGTTTGATCTTGGACTTGAACGTTCTGGTCATACCTGTGTTGGGCAAGTAGAGATTGATAAACACGCGCAAAAAATTTTGAAAAAAAAATGGCCTAATGTGCCATTGCATGATGACGTAACCACCGCAGTTGAATGGGCAAAGGAGATTAATTTAATTGGAAAAGTTGACATTGTTTGCGGGGGTTTTCCCTGCCAAGACGTATCCGTTGCTGGCAAACGTGCTGGAGCAGGAACTGGGACACGAAGTGGATTATTCTGGGACGCTATACGATTTGCGCAAGAAGTTAAAGCAAAAACAATCCTCTTGGAAAATGTCCCGGGACTTTTATCAAGCAACCAAGGACGCGATTTTGGAACAGTCCTCACTACATTGGCCGACGCAGGGTATAGCCACATCGAATGGCGAATTTTGGACAGCCAATACTTTGGAGTACCCCAACGCCGTCGTAGAGTCTTCATTGTCGGAAGTGTTACAGACAGAAGCGCCAACCCGATATTCATTGAGCGTCAAAGCAGCGGAAGGAATACTTCGGAGAGCGAGCAAGCGAGGCAAAACATTGCCAGCGGTGTTGCAAGAAGCTTTACTTCATCAAGTTTTGCAGGGTACAAAGAAGGAAGCGGAACTTTAAGAGCCAATGGTGGTGATCTGGGGGGGGGCAGCGAAACATTGTTGGTTGCCTTCAAGCCAGAGATTATAAAGGGGTAGGCAATCAATACGTGGCGAAGAACAAACTTGTGGTTTACAAAAAGTCGTAGAGCGCAAAACGTTGATGATTATGAAACTTGGATAGCGGGGGGGGGTAATGCCTACCCTAAATGCTTTTGACAACGGAGATGTGAGGACTACGATTATGGCAATTACAGAACAAACAGTACGCAGGCTCACGCCAATAGAAACTGAACGCTTGCAAGGTTTTCCAGATAATTGGACTGATGGACAAGCAGATAGCCATCGTTATAAGCAGATGGGCAATGCTGTTACCGTCAATGTTATTGAGTGGATCGGTGCTAGGTTATGACAACCATTTGCGCTATTGAGGGACCAGACTGGGTAGTCATTGGCGCAGATACTATGTCCTCTACTGAGGATGGCTTTCAGATCACCATTCCCAACGGAAAAATTTTTAGAAATAGTAATATCGTCTTTGCCGGTGCCGGCGCTGTGCGCGGCATAAACATCCTTGAGCATGATTTTGTGCCACCGCAGATCACGGTCAAAGACATGGACAAGTACATCACTAGGCAGCTCATCCCTGCCATGCGCAGAACTTTTATCGAGGCTGGCTACGAGCTTGTTAAGTCCGAGTCAAGCGTAGAGAACGATAACGTCTGGATCGTGGTAGTTAAAGGCAAGGTCTATCGGATCGACGCTGACTACTCATGGGAGCGCACCACCGACAACCTTTATGTTGCCGGCAGTGGAGAGCGCTT